ATGAAAAAGACACTACTTTCTCTTTTACTGCTGGCCTGCACTGGCAGTGCGCTGGCAGCGCCGCAGGTGATCACCGTCAGCCGTTTTGAGGTGGGTAAGGAAAAATGGGCCTTCAATCGTGAAGAGGTGATGCTGACCTGCCGTCCTGGCCACGCCCTGTACGCGATCAACCCAAGCACGCTGGTGCAATACCCGTTAAACGATACCGCAGAGCAGCAGGTTGCCAGCGGTAAGAGTAACGGACAACCGATTAGCATTATCCAGATTGACGATCCCGCTAAACCTGGCCAGAAGATGAGCCTGACACCGTTTATCGAGCGCGCGGATAAACTCTGCTAACGCCAATGTTTCCAATAAAAAACCGCAGATGCTAGCGAAAGCACTGCGGTTTTTTACGTTTAATGATGCTCCGACGCTTTTTTTCAGGCCACTTTAGCTGTGGACTGGAAAACCTGGCGTCGTCATCTATTCTTAAAAGGCAAGGCGACTTAGCCTGCATTAATGCCAACTTTTAGCGCACGGCTCTCTCCCAAGAGCCATTTCCCTGGACCGAATACAGGAATCGTATTCGGTCTCTTTTTATCTATTTGTTTATCAAGGGTTTTTTCTGTCTTAACACGAAATCCCCCGAAAATTACTCGAATTTTCCATATCCTGTCTAAACCATAACATACTCTGCACCGCGTGCGTCCAGGTATTTTTTGGTCATTGTTAAATTTTTGTGGCCGAGTAAACGCTGAGAAAATTCTTCTCCGCGCTCCTTTTCATATAGCCTGCTCGCCAGGCTTCTGATCTCATGGAAAGGCGGTGGGTTAGGTCCGAATTTTAACCCGGTCGAATCCCTTATCTCCGCGAACGCCTGGGTGAGACCGTCAGGAGTTAGCGGCCCCGGCTTTCTCCCCCCGCGGCGAACCGGCGAGTAAAGCATGAAGTCGGAAGGGTTGTTCACCCGGCATCGATCAATGACATCCTGCAACATAAGCCCGGCAACGTCCAGCCTCAAATCAAGGGGAAGCGCCAGTTTGTGACCTGTTTTCTCCTGCGTAACGAAAAGCCTCCCGTCTTTAATGTCACTAAATCTGAACAGAGAAATGTCCTCCCGCCGCTGGCCGGTGACCAGCGCCAGATCGCATGCGTTAGGCGCCCAGTCAGAATGAGTTAACGCAGCCTGGCGGATGACGGTGAAATGCTCGAGCAACAGGCGCTCTCGCTTAACTTTTGGCGTAGGTGTTCGCGTCGGCTCGGCCGGGTTCCTGTCGACATGTCCTTCTACGATCGCCTCCCTGAAGATGTCCATCAGAACAGACCGCAGCCCGGAAGCCATGCTCTTTTTATCGCAGAGAATGTATCCTTCAAGAAATGAGGCAATGTCCTTTGTCGTGACTGATGTGAGAGGTATCTTGCCGAACTCTTCTTTAATGGTGGCGATCTGGTTTCGCCTGACCTTCATCGTATTTGGTTTCAGCTCGCGCCGCTCGAGAATTACCTCGTAACGCTCAAGCCATGCAGCCACTGTGAAAGTGGGCACGTCTTTTATGCGATCCAGTAGAGAAGAGGGAAGGTAATTCTGGTCGATGTAGTTGTTGGCCTCAATGGCTTGGGCAACGGCGTCCTTGCGATCAATTCGGCCAAGAGAAATCTCCTGCCCGGTCACCGGGTTGCGCCAGCTGTAAAGTCTGTCTCTTTTACGATAGGTCAGGTTACGTGGCAGGTTAGCGTCGTAACGTACTGGCCTTTTCGCCATGAGTCAGTCTCTCCAGTAAGGTGCCGCCGGACGGCAATTTGGTATGTTTCGGTTTAGCGCGCTGATTCTTCTTGCGCGGGTCCACGTAGATAGCGTCAGGTTGAACCTTATATTCCTTTCCGTGCAGTTCCGGCGCGGGATAAATGCGCCCCTCCCGCGTCCATCGACGCAGAGTAGAAAGGGAGGGTGGAGTCGTGTAGACCTCAGCAGCCCATTCCTGCAAGTTGAGAAGCTTAGCCATGAGAACTCCTTAGCCGCCAGGCATTATAAGCGAGGCCGCGTTGACGTGTTGATTAATCGAAATCAGGTAAAAAGAAGCCGCCTCTTGGGCGGCTGATGCGGGTTAATGCTTTCTTCGGGAAGACTCGAAAGCTGTAGGTATTTCGATAGCCTTTAGTTTCTTTTGCTTTTTACCAGTTATGGCTTTGGCACCCATGCAGTCTTTGCATACAATGATTTTTGAACCATCCGACATGCTAATGCGTCTGCATTCCAGCCTCGTCTTGTTGCATCTTTCACAGCGACTCAATCCTTTGATAATTCGCCTGCTTACAGCGACTGGTTTGGGCTGCTTATTCTTTAATTCCGGCATAAATTCCTCCACGGGAAAATCATAATGCCAGTGCTGCAGAAGTTTGCTCATATATGGCTATAAGTAAAATCTCTGTGAAGTATATTAAGTAGCATTCAAAAGGAGAGACTGATGGCTACTTACAAGCAGATTCAGGAATACGTAAAATCTCATCATGGCGTCAGTGTTAAGACATGTCATATTGCTCATGTTAAGCACATGCATGGATTCACAATGAAGAAGGCACCGAACCGCATTTCTCCTGACTCAAGGGTGTATGAATGCCCTGAGCATTTCGTCCCGCTTATCGAGCAGGCAATGAAGCATTTCGGTATGATTTCTTAGTTTCCTCATGCCGCGCGCTGGGCGCGCAGCTTCTTCAGGTGTTCTGCTGTTTCGATTTCTTCGGCGATCCGCTCGGCCTGTGCTTTGGTAAGCGGCTCGAATTCATGCTGAAAGCGGCCCATGCTGGCGATGCAGCTGCGACCGTTGCGGGTGTAGTGGATGACTTCGTGGGTGGCGCGGAGGATTTTACATGGCGCGCCGAAATCATCGGCGTACCAGGTGTTAGGCTGGATTATCCTGAACATTTGGATCACCTTTTACGAAGATCACCCAGTGGGTTTTGTCTGACTTGCCGGTGCGCTGCCAGATGACCGGCTTCTCGTCGGTAAGCGCCAGGATATTGCTTACCGGGATCTGCGTTTCGTTCCATTTGAAGATGAGCACACCGTGTGGCCACAACACCCTGAATGCTTCAGCGAATCCGGCACGCAAATCGTCGCGCCATGTTTCTTTGTTGAGCCGGCCGTACTTTTTCCCCATCCATGCATTATCACCGACACGCTCGAGGTGCGGAGGATCGAACACGACGACAGGGAAAGTGTTATCGGCAAAAGGGAGGGCGCGAAAATCGGCAATAAGGTCCGGACTAATAATCAGTTGGCGACCGTCGCAAAGCTCATGCTGCTCGGCGCGGATATCACTGAACACGGCGCGCTCGTCCTGCTTGTCGAGCCAGAACATGCGCGACCCACAGCACATGTCTAAAATTGCCTTCTGCATTACAATCCCCTCTGCTTATTCTTCAACTCGATGACGGATTGGCAGTCCGCGCACGTCTGGCAGCCGGGAACGGCAGCGCGCCGCGGCTCCGGGATATCTTCTCCGCACTCTTCGCAATGCTCAGCTGATACGGCGCTGTGGTCGATGCGGTGGGCGGAAAGGGCAGCGTTACGCTGAAGCTCTTCAATCTCTGCTGCTGTGTCGATGATGTCGGTCATCGTCAATGCTCCCGGAACTGTCTGTTAATTCGGTTGAAAGTAAACGCCAGCAATAAAAAAGGCCGCTTTAGCGACCTGGTGATTAGTGCCTTCATTCTGCGCGCTCCGCCATTATTTCGGCCTTCTGCTCGTCGTTGAGCATGTCGTCTGAGACGATCGCCACGCGATTGCTGGCGCTCCACGATACTGGAGCACTTTCCTTAAGAGCCTTATTCAGCGCCTCAGCAGCATCACGCACAGCTTGCGGCAAGCAGTAATAATCATCACCATCAGGCATTATCTCTTCACAGTGCTGTTCAAGGTCGAACTCCGGCGGGTAGTTAGGTACGCAGATCATTAACTGCAACTCGCTCGGCAGCAGGGAGTGCTCACAGCAATAGTCAGCCAGTGATTCAGCGTCGAAAAAATAATGGTCATCATCAAAGATAACCAGCGGCTCTCCGGCCCATACCGCGCGCTCATAGGTGGCGAACTTAGCCTGGCGGCTTTCGCGGTGGCATTCTTCGCAATAGCCATTAGTGCTATGAATGGGGTGCTCGTCAGGTTTGTTTTTGCACTTGCGATGAGTGGCACCGCTCCAACGCGCCTGATGCTCATCACTGCCCCAGAAGCGACCTTGACGGTCTACCCAACCAGTTACAGTCTGGATGCTGGCCGCTTCATCGCTGTCCATCATCACGATTTTTTCAGTTTTCATATTCATTGTTCTGCTCCGAAGCGACGATTAATCCTGCCTGTGTATACGACGAACTCCAGGAGGCTAACTCCCAGAGCTTCAATTTTCTTGTGATGCTTGTTGATGATGGGAGGCACCGTTTCGTTCCAGTTAGGCTTTGGCTTCTTGCGCATGGCCTGCTGGATTTCTTCGGTGCAGCGGCGGCACGCTGCGCGGATGGCGTTGTCTTTTTCTGGCGTCATGCGGCCTCCCGGCGGGCGAGAAGTTTCGCCCCGAAAGCCATCAGCTCGTCCCGGTCCACAGTTGCGAAGTGGCAGTGTGTACGCGGATACGGTCGCCAGATGATGAGCATCGACCCTTTGTTGTTGCCGCTTACCGGCTTACCGGTGACCGGGTTGATAAATGCCAGCCGTCCGGCAGTGATGAAGCGAACCTCGCTGGCGGTCTGGATAGCCTCCTTAAACCAGCCAACCGAAGTGTCTGCAGGTACCAGCATCACCGTGCCGATCTGATTGGCGCTCTCTGAGGCGGACTTCTTAACGAACGGCGTGATATCGCTGTATGGCGGGTTCAGCCAGGCGTAGCCGGGAATGCTCAGGTAATCAGCCCAGGGCGTTTCCAGCGTGTTCTGCTCGGCGGTAATGAACTTGCGGCACAGCGAGTTATGCTGCGCAGCGGCGGCATCAAGCTGGAAGCAAAACTCAGCATCAAGGGAAGCGAAAAGGGCTGGTGGAGTGCGCCAGAGATCGCGCTGATCCGCTGGGGTATTACTTCCGGTGTAATCGGTCATGAATCCTCCCGCTCCGGATCGTTTACATCCCAGCCATTACGCTCAATATTGGTTTGCAGCCGCTTATCTCCGACCTCTTCAATGCTGCGGCCGGTAATCTCTGCGACTTCAGCGTTTGAGTGTCGCCACAGCAGCGCCAGCTCTTCGAGAGACCACGCTTTCATAGCACTGACTCCATTTCGTCGATGTAGAGGCCCTGAGCAATCAGGCGGCTACGACGGGCGGCACGCGCTATGCACTCCTGCCGTCTACCTTCCTGCGATTGCTCAATGGCGCGCCGGGTGAACAGCCGTGATTTACCCTGCGGCGTTACGACCTTTGGCTTTGTGACCAGGTCGAAAGTGCGGTCGCAGATGCCGTCCTCGTTGAGCCACTTTTCCGACTCAACGATCTGCGCTATTTGTCCGGCGCCGCGGGTAATGCCGTTGGCCACCCGGTTAAACTCAATGAGCGTTACGCCAAACTTTTCAGCTATTTCGCTGCCGGTTACCGGGCGGCCGCGCGTCTGAATCATCCAGATAACGCGCTCACGGAGGCCGGAGAATTGCCCGGTTCGCCCGGGCCTGCGGTAGAAGGGTGTGCGTTGCATGGCGGCACCTACTTAATAAGGAGTGAAGGTTTGCCGAGTTTTATTTGCGCGCCAGGTACATCCACGCCAGCTTCGATTTGGTGTTTGATAGCCAATTTGTCTGGCTTGATGCTCGTCTCGTATTCGACGAATTCAGGAGGAAGCGCGCTGGCATCTGTAATCTCTACTGACTTGGAAGGTGCGCGAACGGTTACCTGATGAATGCCTGCCTTAAGTGATTTCTTGCCTGCTGCTTCGAGGGAGGTGGCTACATAATCTTTCATGCTCGCCACACGGTTATCTGCGGCTTTTGCGCGTTCTGCAAGGCGCTTGCTTTCTTCTCTCAGCGCCTCGGCATAAGCAGATTCGTTTTTGCAGACTGCAAGGATCTGCTCGACCTTTGCTTCCAACTCCCACTCAATCCCATCGAGGGTGTCGGCTATCATTTCAGGCTCCATGCCTGAATCAGTCAGCTTTGCGAAATCATTGGCGATCTGGTAAAGAGCTGTCATTGCGTAACCTCTTCGAATTTTGCTTTGCACTTGGCATAAACGGCCTGAACCTCTTGTTGAAGCTGCATTCCGACGGTCATTTTGTAAGCTGCCTGGAAGTGGGTTTTGAGAGCATGCATATTTTTCGCCTGCTTCATGTCCTCACACAGCGACTGGATGGTGTTGGTCAGTTCCTGTTTCGCGTTTTCTTCCGACTGTATGATTTCGCTTTCAGGGGTGTAGGGCATAACTGGCTCGGTGTATATGCCTTCGCTTTCGTTGAGCACATCGACGGCATTATCCAGTCGGTCAGCACGCGGCCAGTATTTATAGGCTCTCTTGACGATCGTCTTCCTGGCCATCTCAGACCAGAAGTTGACCCATGGGCCTTTTGGGGATGTTCCCGCTTTGCTCACTTTCCTGATTTCTTCTATCTCAGCGAGACTCATCTCTTCAGTGAGATAGTCGCCATCAGCGGTTTTAACTGTGCAGTAGCCACCGATAACGGCGCCGCGATCGTCAGGTGTAGCAAATGGGTTGTATTTGTGAGCTGGCGCCTTATCGAGACCCAGCGTCTCGTAGTCATCGCCAGCATGAACGAGCTTGCACTGACCCCATTTGATTACGCCAGCAGACTGGGCGATGTGCAGAAGGCCCATATAGCTGATATCAAGGCAGACCATGCCGTCGCGCGGAACCAGATAAGCGAGTTTGCTGGCAGGGTTGAGGCTTATGCCGACCGCCGCAACGTTGATGATCGCGTTCTGGGCGCTGGTGGGGTTGGCAATCGCCGTTTCTGCCAGCTTTTGATTACGCTGGAATAACTGGATAGCGAACTGGCATTCCTTTGCCCATGTCAGAGACTGGTCGGTAAGGGCGCCGACAAACAGCGGCTCCTGCTCCTTAACGAACTGAATCAGATCGAAGCTCATAATCACTCCTTAAAAAGGGCAGGGCGCTTGGCGCTGCCATTCTTCTTCGGCGCGGGCATATGCGCAGGCCGAAATGTATTCGTTGTATGCCTCTTCGGCCTTTTCTCCGATAAGCGCAAACTGGGCTTCCTGGGGCAGGAACAAGCTGCTCATTTCCAGAGGTTTCGCAGGGAACATGGCGATCAGTTCCTTCGCCCGGTCGTCAACCCACTTTTCTTTCTCGTCGGTGAGTTGCTGCTCTACCCAGCGTCGATCTTCGATTCGATCGTAAGTGAGGTATGCGTTCATGGCTGAACTCCTGAAATTTGGATGTGCAGATCCCGCCCGCGTAATGCCAGGCCGATCGGTTGAATAGGGTGGTTACTGCTGCGCGATGTCTTTCGCCGGGAACTCGCCGTTGCGGAGGATGCTTTCTACCGGCCAGCACTCAGCTGAAACTTTCTGCTCTGTGGCTGCCAGGCTGCATTCCTGCTGGCTGTCGTATACGCCGAGAATGACATCCTGATAATCACCGTTGGTCATTGCTACGGTCAGGACGAGTGCGAATAAAGTTTCCATCAGTGAAGAGTCCTCCCGATGGCGACGGCGTAAAGGCGCTTTGCTTCTTCCCATGCCGGAGCATTGCGATGGAGCACCGCGAACGACGCGAGCCGTTGGGCCTCTCTGATCTGCTGCTGGTTTACCATGATTTCCTCTTGGCCTTATCGCGGCGAACGGAACGGTTAATACAAGACTTCAACGCATTTATTCAGTGTTTCAATGGGCGGTGGATGGCCGCCGGTTGTCATAACTAAGCCGCCTCTGTGAAGCGACTGAGGTATGAAAAAAGCCGCTGGTTAGGCGGCTTTGATTGCTCGAATTGTTGTCCAAGTCACGGAGTGCTCAGCCGTCAGTTTGAAGTGGCGCTCGCACTCATGGCATTGATGCTCTTCTTGGCAGGCGTCGTATGATTCATCGGTGGAAATTTCAGCCTTACACCATGGGCAGCGAGCCTCATCTTCGTGCCAAAAATCCATCTCATCATATTCATCATCAGGAACGATCCGCGCCTCTGCTTCTGCAAGACGCTTTTTGTTAATTTGTTCCTGACAGTCATTGCAACGCCATCCGTCACTGCAACCCCAAACAGCACCAATTCCATCAATGCCTGGAGATTTAGCTGCACGCTCTCTATCTACACCGCAATCAACGCAGACATCATGCTTGCCACAGCGAACATAGGCCCATTTAATAGGTGAGCCATTGCAATGATCACAACCCTCAACCCAATGCCAAACCCCATCAATTTCCTTTGAGTACCAACTCCTTTCTGGTGGCGTGATTTCAAAGTCGCATTCCTGTATGCACTTTCCACTCTGGACAATCCGCTTTCCAAACATCTGAACTCTGCCGTTTCTGACACGTTCAATTCCTGAGAAGAGTCGAGGGTCGTTAATGACGCCCCGGATAATCTCCCCATCAATTCGTTTACACATACCCTTACCCTCTGTCGTTACCCGCTGATGCGGGAGAAATGCTTTGGTGCTGGCTCCCCACTTTCAAGCAGCAGGGAAGGCCGTCGTCGCCTTGGTGAATCATTACCTCACCAACTAGCTGATAACCGTCTGCCAGCCCAAAACATTCCCTGTATTGGTCAGCGCCAACTCCCTGCCAGTGTTGCCCGTTCTCACGCCGTTCTCGCTCTCGCGCGGGGATACTCTCTCACCGACCGGATCGCACCCGGTGATACAGCACGTTTACGTGTAGGGGTCTTAACAGGTCATTGACTCTGTAAATCTGGATGTTGTTAAAAAGCAGGCGACTTGCTGTCCGCCGCTGGCTAACTTCGCTCAGCTGTCGATGTTTCGTTTCGATGAGCTAACAATAGCTAAAGCGATTATTTGAGTCAATCGCCATAACGATATTTATCATCGATAAAGCGATAATCGTATGATTGTTAAAGCGATTTTTATTGAAATTTATTTACGTGGTATGCTGTTTTTTTTGGAGGGGGATACGTATGGACCAAAAAGAATGGGTTGATAAGCTCCGCTGGCTAAGCCCAGAGCAGATCGTTCAGGTTCACTTTGGACTTCAGGAGGATATCAAGAAATTTTACAAGATGAGGGGGGAGGGCGATAACCTCGCAAGGGCAGAGCATTTATGCGAGCAGATGATTGCTCTATCTGAATTGGCGTTCCCAGCTTTGCGCCATGCTCATGACAAAAGGGTGGAAGAATACGAGTCGTTAACTGGAAATAAATATCCCAGCGAATTTTATCCGCCGTCACATTATGGCTTCTCACAGCTGTCAGTGATTTTGAAAAAAAGAAAGGACTACCAGCGCATTGAGAATATACGCGAGAAGCTGATTAAAGAGGGTTGGAGATGCTAGCCCGGGAGCCGGGCTATGCGAAGCGCTTATAGTCGATGGACTGTCTGAGCAACACCTTGGCCATCACGTAGAACGCGCCCTCATCCTCAGGTTCGACGTACCATTTTTCGTAAATCGGGTTATCGGATATTACTGCCAGGCGGTCACGCTGCATCTGAAGACGCTTTACATGGAGAGTTTTGCCAAAGACAAATACATAAACCCCATCACCGTCAAAATGCGTAACGCCGGTATCAACGAAGATCTGATCTCCAGGCGAAATCGTCCCGTCCATACTGTCGCCATTTACGGTAATGACTTTAACGTGCGTAGCTGGCCGGTTGCCAAACAAAGCGCGGGCTTGTTCAGTTGTGTATTCGATGGCCCGGATAGTTTCAATGAAATCGCTGGTGACCAGTGTGCCCGGCCCAGCACTGGCTTTAACGTCGAGTACATCCACGCGATAAATCCCATTCAATGACGGCTTAACCTGATATAGCGCAGCTGGCTTCCTGACGCCACCGGCAGCCATTTCGCCCTCACCAGTAGAAAGCCATTCAGGGCGAACACCAAGTACAGAGGCGATCTCAACGGTTTTTCGAGAGCCTTTAGCATTCTTGAGTAACTTATTTACGCTGGACTGAGCCATGTCGACCTCTTTAGCTAATCGACCCTGTGTATAACCAGCGTTTTCCATTGCCTGCGCCAAGCGCTCCGAGAATCCCATATTCACCTCTGTTAATGATTCCTTTAACTCTATCGCCCAAGCGATTATTTAGCAAAAAATCGCCTATGCGATTGACATTCGCTAAAGTGATAACCATAATCGCTTTAAACTGATAGCTGAGGTGATTATGAAGACCCCAACAGTAGAGAAGAACTCCGCAGTAGAGAAAGCGATCGCCATCGCTGGCAGCCAAAAAGAACTGGCAAAACGTTGCGGAAAAGCCCAGTCCACTATCTGCGACTGGCTTAACGGAAAGAAACGCATCTCCCCAGTTCACGTTCCTGAACTGGTGAAAGCGGTTGGCGGTGAAATCCAGGCTCATGAATTCCGCCCGGACCTGCCGTCCATCTTTCCACACCCTGACAACCATGCCGCCTGACCGGCGGCCCTAACCACGAAAGGGAAAGCAATGCATTCACTTGCATATCAACACAATACCGGAATACACCCGGGAGCGATGATAAACCGCGCTCAAGCCATAGCGGCGCCAGACCACGAAAAGATCCGCGATGCGGTCCGGGCATGGTCGTCGGCGCTGGATAATCAGGACGTCGTTTCGGCCCTGATCATCAATGAATACCGGGAGCAGGGCGGTACCGCCATCAGCTTCCCGGAAGACATCAGCCGGGCGCGCCAGAAACTGTTTCGCTTCCTGGATAACCGCTTCGACTCCGAGCAGTACCGCGAGAACGTTAGTCAGCTGACACCGGCAATCATGGCCGTGCTGCCGCTGGAGTATCGGCACCGTCTGCTTCCAGAAGACAGCTTTATGTCCCGCTTAGCGCGCCTTGAAAAGGAAACGAGCGAGGCGAAAGTGGCCGTTGCGATGAACGCCCCGCGACATCAAAAGCTGAAGGAACTGAGTGAAGGGATCGTAGAGATGTTCCGTGTTGACCCGGACCTGACTGCGCCTCTGATGGCTATGGTCACGTCAATGCTGGGGGTTATGTGAGAACTACAGAAATGGCGAAAGCAGGTCTGCGCGAACAGAACCGACTTTCTGGTGCAACAAACGTCAGTCAATTGCGAGGTTATTATGACAAACGCTAATCCAAAACGCCAGGCGCAGGAGGTTTAACTGTGTCGAACGTCGCTTACGCAAATTTCGCGGCGCACTCAGCCGCAAGGAGCAACAGGATGGAGAACCAGAAGTCTGGTTACGTCCCGTTGTACCGGAGCATCAAGAAGAAGTCTTGGGCTAAGGATGTATTCCTGCGCGCGCTGTGGGAGAACCTGCTCATTGACGCAGCCAGACAGCCATACACGGCATTCTTCAAGGGCAAACAATGGCCTCTGCAACCCGGTCAACTGGTCGTTACTGCTGCAGATCTCGGCCTTCAGTTGTGTGACCGTCAGGGCAACCCGACAAGCCGGGACGCAGTGGAGAGAATGCTGTCTGTTTTCGTCCGCGAAGGGATGATTTCCATCGAGGGAGAGAAGCGAAAAGGCAGGGTGATCACCATCACAAATTATGTCGAATATGCTCAAAAAATGGACGATTTACCCGCACATAAAGCCGCACATACAGGCGCACATGACGAGTCCAGCAATGGCGCGGGTTCAGATGGGTATGCCGCACATAAAGCCGCACAATTCCCCGCACATCATGAACAAGAAGGTATTAACAAGAATAAAAACATTAAAAGATCTTCGTCGAAGAATTCTGGCGAATCCTCCGACACCCGCCTGAATAAATTCTTATCTGCTCATCCTGAAGCTGTGATTTACACACAGACCGGTGGCAAGTGGGGAAGTGCAGAAGATCTGAGAATCGCACAATGGATTTCTACCAGGGTAAAAGTTATCAACCCTTCCTGCAAAGCCCCTGACTTGACAGCTTGGGCAAACACCATTCGGCTGATTCGCCAGGTCGATGGCCGATCAGAACAGGAAATCTGCACGCTGTATGACTGGGCCAGCAAAGACCACTTCTGGCACACGAACATCCTCTGCCCGGCCAGCCTACGCAAGCAGTGGGACAAGCTCACCCTGCAACGCAATGCCGGAACGAGCAGACCAGCCGGTAAGCCGGATCTGGACTTCAACAACACTGACTGGGCCTATGGAGTGATGCCATGAAATCTCTTGCAGAGCAGATGTGTAACCACGACCGCGAGCAGATGAGCCGCATGGCCCATAACTTACCAGAGCAGTACCAGGAGCGTGCGCCGGTCGAGCAGGTGGCACAGGTATTTAACAAGCTGTTCAACGAGCTGCGCGCCGCATTCCCGGCAAGCATGGCAAATTTCCGCACCCAGGACGACCTGAACGAATTCCGCCGTCAATGGCTGCTGGCGTTTCAGGAGAACGGGATCCACTCAATGGCTCAGGTCGATGCCGGTATGCGAATTGCCCGCCGCCAGGAACGCCCATTCCTGCCGTCGCCGGGCCAGTTCGTCGCCTGGTGCAAACAGAGTGGCGGGGCGCTGGGTATCACCGTTGACCAGGTGATCGACGAGTACTGGGACTGGCGTAACCGTTCGTTCGAATTCACCTCCAGCGAGCAATTCCCCTGGTCACAACCTGTCATGTACCACATCTGCGTTGAACTGCGCCACCGCAGCACAGAGCGCCAGTTAACGCATGGTGAGCTGGCGCGTGAAGCTGGTGATCTGTTGGACATGTGGGAGAAGCGCATCATCGAGGGTAAACCTGTACCGCCGGTACGCCGGGCAATTGCGGCACCGGCTGTCGAACACGGGCCGACGCCGATCCAACTGCTTCAGGCCAAGTACAACCGCAACAAGTCGAACGGGATGGTGTGAGATTACCGGGAAAGAATAATTCTATTTTTATCTGATAGTTACGGATAATTCACCGAGAAAATGGTATGCGGAGCAACCAAAGTATATCGTTCTCAGGTATTGGCGAACTCCTACAAGATGCGGTTGAAAGGCGAGATCTTACTTCGAGGACTTAAATGGCGCATCAATGTTATCTAGTCTGCTGAAGACGATGCAGGGAAGCCGATCAATCGTGATGGCGAGAAATCAATTTTCCAGTAATGCCGAAACATCGCAGCGATAAAGCGAGAGCTCAACATTTAGTCTCGAACATATGGATATAGTAAATTTTTTATTGATGCCATCAAAAATATCAGTTTATATTGCGATTAGATAAATGTATTATTATCCTGAAAGTGAGTTCGATGCCAATTGTAATGATTACCTTGGTATTCATAAGTTACATGGCTTTTATTACTAACATTAGAGCGAGTTTATGTTAAATCTACAATATGATAATCTAAAACTTTCAGATTTATTGCCAATTCTAAAAGATATTGGTTTAGAGTCCTTTGTTGACAAGGATGGTGATGTTATCGTTAAATCCGATCTTATTAAAATAATAACAAAGAGTGAACTTAAAAACTCCATAAAAATTTATTGCTTTTTAAAGATTGATAAGGTCGAGCAAGACGATGATATTCTGCATCGGTTCGCAAGTAAATTAACCGAGGTAGCAAATGTAGCTAAGTTTTCCTTATTTTTAAAGGAAGATTCAATGGATGAGCGTAGAATATATTGTGAAGTTAATCTGCCTGCTGTTGGTAATGTTGATGAGGCATTCTTAAAGGAATTTATCAAGCGGAGTTTAGAGGATTTCGATAAAGCTAAACAATACTCTAAATTTATTGATGATATTGTTATGGATAGTAAGGATTAACCATGCTATCGGAGCTTAAGAATTATAAAGCTGAAATTGGAGCTGGTATTGCTACCTGTGCTTCATTTGCTCTTGGAGAAACTGGAGTTGCTCATTCTGAAAGCGCAGCTCCAATAATCGGTTTTGTTCTTTCCATGTTAATTTGCAAAGGAGCATTAAAACTTTCAGTGTCGATTGAACGTAAATCGTTAAAGAAAGAAAGGGTGGAATTAATAAAAAAAGCAAAGGAATTACAAGAAATAGCTGCTGTAGGTGAGTTCAATTCATTGAAGCATACTATAGAGAAAACTCTTGAAGATGATTTGCAAACTGATATCGAAAATATCAAGAAAAGAGAAAGGAAAATACAAGAATTAGAAAGGGAAGATGAGCTATTGACTCAAGAGATAAATAAGGAAATTAAAGACAAAATTTCCAAATGAAATGACGGAATGCTATTGTTTAACTTTTTTGTGATGTGCGACATTTTTACATCGAAGATATGTCTTAGCAATCCTGCAGGTTATAATTGCAGGATTTCTTTCTACAGCCGTAAATTGTTATGCGGAGATTTGTATTTTTTATGTTTTGTTAGCGAATGTTAGGGGCTAATAAACTTTTCTCTTTAAGTGTTAATTTTCCCTCTGCAAAATTATTCTTTATGTTTACTTCTCTTAATATGAAGAGAACTTATGGGTATTAAATAATTAATGGTAATTGATTAAGGATGAAGTAGAAGGGGAAGGTGATTTTTCAATCCTTCTAAGTGTAAGGCTTTTATTATAATTAAATTTGATTTTCAGTAATCAACCCGCCATAATCATTTCATCGGAGCCTGAACAACTCCTGTGACTTCTGCGCATTTAAGGGGACTTAAATGCGACCACAATCTGAACTCCTCACCTTGTCACAGATGCAGAAATGCACCTGCGATTTTATGCATTCTGCGTTACCTCTTGGAGGTGGCGTATGAAACAGCAATTCCACCTCGTTAACGACGCCGTCAAGCAAAACGCCATCAACTTCATCCGGGAGTTGCCGGTGGACGCCAAGCGCCCGTTAGTTCTCGATATCAAGGAGATGACCCGCACCCTTGATCAGAACAAAAAAATGTGGCCCCTGCTCAAAGACCTTTCCGATCAGGTTACGTGGTTTGGCAATAAGTACGATTCTGACGACTGGAAAGACCTGATCACCGCAATGGTCGCCAAGTCCAAAAAGCAAGAGCAGCGCATGGCTCCCGGCCTTGATGGTGGCGTTGTGATGTTCGGCCAGCGAACCAGCAAAATGACCGTCCGCCAGATGGTCGAGGTCATTGAGGCGATCTACTGGTTCGGAACTCAGCATAACGTCAAGTTCAGCGAAAAATCACGCCTCGAAATTGAATGGGCAAAACGTTGGGGAGAGCGCAATGAGTAGTCCACTTTCGCGAGTCATCTCAAACGAAATCTTCCGCGTCCCGGCGCGCCGCAAGCGCAAGCTTGCGGTTAAGCCGTCCGATATCCCGACACTGAAAGACTACACCGCTCGCCTGGTGGATCAGAAATGGCTGCGTCTCGCGGCACGGAGGGCGCATGGCTAAGTTACCGCGCCGCAAGTGCGCTTACAAATCGTGTCGCCAGTGGTTCCACCCGTTACGTGATGGGCAAGTTGTTTGCAGCTTCGAGTGCGCCAGCGCGATTGGCAAAGAACAGACCGCAAAAGCCCGGGAAGCCGCTAAGCAGAAGGATTTGCAACGCCAGCGCACCGAAGAGAAGGCAGGTCGCCAACGGCGCGCTGCGCGGCGTAATGAGCTGAAGCCGATCCGTCACTGGGTGCAGATGACTCAGCGCGCCTTCAACGACTGGCGTCGCGAAATGCTGCTTGCTGCCGGTTATGGCTGCATCTCATGCGACACTAAGAGCGCTTTTGTATGGCATGCCGGACATTACCGCACCACAGCGGCTGCACCTCAGCTGCGCTTCAACCCAGATAATTTGTGGTTACAGTGTCCAGTCTGCAACGTTCATAAATCAGGGAATATCGAGGCCTATCGTGCAGCCTTGGTCGAACTGATCGGTGAAGAACGCGTACTGGCCCTCGAATCCAACAACGAAAACCACCGATATACCCGCGAAGAACTGGACGGCATCCGCGCCAAGGCCAGAGCAGACCTTCGCGCACTAAAACAGCAGGAGGCAGCATGAGTAAAATCCAATACCCAATGACCACGGCGGCTATCTTCGATGATGTTGTCTACCCCCTCCACTTCGATAATGCCGGTAAGGTTAAGCAAGAGATCGAAGGTGCTGTTAATTGGTTCTGCAGGTGGTGCAACGAAGAGAGAGCTGTTGTGAAAGCAAGGGTTCTGGTCAGTTGTTGGGGTCAGTATCTGAGCTATGCACAAGTCATGGAGGAGGGAGTGTGAAACCAGAAACGATCGAGATACTCCGCGCGCGCTGGCAGCGCCTCCGGATTTACCGCCGCCCGGGCTCCGTGCTGGTGGATTACCGCATTCTTCGTAATTTTGTTCGTATATATCATTCAGCAGGAGCAGCCTAATGAACCTCGAAAACACCGTGAAATACCACTTCGCCAAGTCGACGCTTATTAGCGACTCTCCGCGCGCCACTTCTTCAGACTCGCTGACCGGGACGGACATCATGGCGGCCATGGGCATGACCCAGGAACGCGCCGCAATGGGATACAGTGCTTTTCTCGGCAAGATGGGGATCAGCAACAATGACCGGGAGAGGGCGATTGAACTGCTGGCTCAGTTCGCGCTGACCAGGTGCGATCGGGTTGCGGCATTACGGAAGCTTGATGCAGAGATTAAACCACTGGTAATGCATCAGTTGGCCAGCTTCGCGTTCGAGGACTATTCCCGCAGCGCCGCCAGCGTGAAGCAGTGCGATGGCTGCAATGGGGAAGGGTTTATTGACGCTGAGGTTTTCAGCATGAAGTCTCACACTCCGGCAAAAGAGAAGAAATTCGTGAAGATGTCTTTGAACATGGGCGCGGAGGATATTCGTCCTTCTGAGTATGAGGTGCATAGACGGGTCAGGGAGGTAGCGCGCGTTCTCTGCCCTCAGTGTAAGGGGAAGAAGGTAGTAAGTTGTGCCTGTAAAGATTGTCATGGCCGCGGGAAAGCTGTTAATCAGGTTCTTACTGAACAGCAGGGTGTGCCGGTTCTGGTTGACTGTAAGCGTTGCAGCGGGCGGGGGTATGAACGAATTCCTTCCACTGAGGCTTACGCCGCGGTGTGTCAGATAACGGATGCAATCAGCCTCGATACATGGAAGAAATCTGTTAAGCCATTTTACGATCAGCTAATCACCAAGTTTGATATCGAAGAGGCTTGGGCTGAAACGCAGCTTAAGCAGATTACAAAATAGGGCGTGAATTTATCGTGAACTATTTACTTTTCCCGAATCTGTGGTAATTTTGCTCTAACGATGGGTTATTGCCTTCGTTTAAAGCCCTGCGGTTAACCCCGTGGGGCTTTTTGCTTAATAGCGATTTAAGAATTTCTAAAACCATCACTATTCATTGCCTCTTATAATCTTTATATCGAAGAGGAGGGTATGATGAGAGAAGGCTATTACTGGATCCAGTACAATGGCAGCAGGCAGATCGCTTACTACATGCACGAAAAAATCGACGATTTAGAGTCGGGTGAAGTTATCTATGGTGCATGGTACGTGACTCGTGGAGATGACCTTGCCAATAATGGCGAGGTTGAAGTAATTAGCGAGCGTATTGAAGAGCCAAAGCTGTAACAGCAAAAAATTATATGAAGCCTCTTAACTGTGCGAGGCGTTAGTACCCATGGAAGAAGTAGCGAATCTTCAAGCCGATAAACTTCAACACTGGCCAGACATAATGCTGGATTAAATATAGGGCAGGCGGAACAACTAAGGTCGCACCGGTTGCGCAGATTGCGTATACCGCCGAGTCCTTTGCGATTAATGAATAATTTAGGTTAAGCGTTTCAAGATTGATTGCATTGGCCGTACTCGAACCTACAAATCCAGAGCCAAAAACAACCAGAAACACATATAGTGATGCTGTTATGAGCTTTAAAATTAGCCGAATGTATTTCACGATGAACACCTGCTGATTGATGCCATCTTTTTACACAAATGCCATCTGTTTAGCTAGCTTAAAGGTCTCTTGCTTCTAAATAATACCCTGCTCATTGCCTTACCCTCAGATTGCCAGCCTGTCGCTGGCTTTTTGATTTCAGGCTCCGGGTACCATCATCGACACGCCTTCTTGTTAATCGTCCCGACGGACTGACCCTTTTCAAACACACAGCACCCGCTAACTACGCGAGGTGAGAGTATGTATCGCATGGACAAACTAACCACCGGTGCTGCTTACGGCGCTTCAGCCGGCAGCATCCTAAACGGCATGCTGAATGCCTATAGTCCCGAGCAGTGGAACGCTATCGGCGTGCTGGTGGGCATCATCATCGCTGTACTGACGTATCTGACGAATCTCTATTTCAAAATCCGCGAAGACAACCGCCGCAGCAGGAGCCGAGATGAACCCGACACTCAGAAATAAGCTGGTGGGCGTCATTGTTGGCGGATCCGGAGCAATCTCAATTGCAGCTGTCATGCTGGGTAATGCGGATGGGCTGGAAGGGCGTCGTTATTACGCTTATCAGGATGTCGTCGGTGTCTGGACTGTTTGCGATGGTCACACCGGCGCTGACGTTCGCCGTGGTCACCGATACACCGATAAAGAATGTGATGCCTTGCTGCAATCCGATCTGCGCAAAGTTGCTGCATCTATCGACCTGCTGATAAAGGTCCATGTTCCCGAAACCACTCGTGCCGCACTTTACTCTTTCACTTACAACGTGGGAGCTGGAGCGTTTAGCAGATCGACGCTGTTGAAGAAGTTAAATTCCGGTGATGTTCCTGGCGCATGCAAAGAACTGCAGCGCTGGACGTATGCCGGTGGCAAACAGTGGAAGGGGCTTATCACCCGCCGAGAGATTGAGCGTGAAGTCTGCGAGTGGGGCCAGAAATGAGCCGGTTAACTGCAATCATCTGCGCTGTCATTATCTGTCTGCTGGTTTCCATGGCCTGGACAATTAACCACTACCGCGGTAACGCTACCACCTACAAAGACCAGCGCGATAAAGCTACTGAACAGCTCAGCCTGGCGAACGCCACTATCAAAGACATGCAGACCCGCCAGCGAGATGTCGCTGCGCTGGATGCCAAATACACGAAGGAATTGTCTGATGCGAAAAAAACCATCAACGATTTGCGTCGGGATGTCGATTCTGGCGCTAAACGGCTGCGCATCGCCGCAACCTGCCCTAGTGTGTCCGAAGCCACCTCCGCCACCGGCGTGGATGATGCAGGAACCCCCGAAATTACTCCAGACGCTCGACGGAATTATTTCGATCACCGGGACGGAATCGCAATCGCTGATAAGATGATTCGCGGCATGCAGGACTACATCAAAGAGCAGTGTATAAACTGAATTTTATGGTTATTATTAGGCGCAAACACACTCGCAATAGGTAGATTTATGGCTAGCTGGCTTTGTCCTTTTTGTAACCATCTTTCCACAAAAGAGGCGGTCAAAACCGAAACTTCCTCACATGACATCTCAAAAACCGCCCAAGGTAATTCAAATGTTGAGATAACGACCTATACCTGTCCAAATCCTGACTGTAAGGAAGTTGCGGTTGAGGCTGCTTTTTTTAGGAAATACTTTGAAATTTCCCAGTACAAGTATGAATTACTGGAATACTGGGCACTACGTCCACAAGGTAAAGCAAAGATTTTCCCTGACTATATTCCTCAGGCGATTTTGACCGATTACAAAGAGGCATGTCTCGTCCAAGAATTATCTCCAAAGGCATCGGCAACTTTGTCTCGGCGTTGTTTACAAGGGATGATTAGAGATTTCTGGAAGGTTAAAGAGAAAAATCTCTTTGAGGAGATCAAGGCTATTGAAGAAAAAGTCGATGCTGATACTTGGTATGCTATCGATGCTGTTAGAAGTATTGGCAATATCGGCGCTCATATGGAAAAAGATATTGATGTGATCATTGACGTGGATGGTGATGAGGCAGCTTTGCTAATCAGCCTTATTGAAACGTTGATCAATGATTGGTATGTAGAAAGAGAAAATAGGCGATTGCGCTCACAAAACATCATTGCAGTTGCAGCAGGTAAAAAAGAACTTAAGCTGAAAAAATAATGGTGTCATCACTAAAGGCTTTTCTATCGCATAAGCCACCCCTTGGTGGCTTTCTTATAGAGTTTAGCTCCTTTGTCGGAAAACCAACCAAAACACCCATAAGCGGATAAAGAGGTTCTCAATGTCCGACATATACTAAATCAAGCTAATCACCCAAACAGGCGAAACCTTCACGGGCAAGATGTCTCGACGTCAGCCTGAGCTGGTAAACGGCTTCATTGGTGTTGCAAAGGAAGATGGCGCTTGGATATACCTAGCGCCGGATGACGTGCTTAAGATGGAGTACGTGCCAGTTAGCGATCAATAGAAATAAAATTTCCAGCAGAAGCTGACCTAATCAACTTGTCAAAGAAAGGAATATCGGTTTCTTCGTAGAAAAAATCTAAAGCCTTACTGTCGTCAGGGTGTCCGAGGTAAAGGCTTCCTTCGTTGGCCAGATAAACCTTTAGAACAGAGTCTTCCTTATCTTTATGCTCTCGATAAAAATCTATCTCCAAGAGAAGCTGCTTGCCGTAAAAGACAACTCGGTTGCGAGCGGTTAGGCTGATGCCAGTTCCTTCCAAAGTAATAATGCAGTTTGGATGGTCTGATACTGTGATATGACCAGTGTAGTTACGGCTATCTCTAGCTTTAACGTAAATTTCATTCCAGAAGTCAAGAAAGCGAGAGAGAAGCTGCTCTTTGTCACTTCTCATTGCAGAAAGATAATCACCTATACCAATCCCAGACATGCGCACTCCTTTCAATGGAAATACATATGGCACCCACCGACAAGCAAGAAATGTTCTGTCGTGAGTACCTCATCGATTTAAACGCCACGCAAGCGGCTATTCGGGCGGTCGACAGCGATTCGCCAAAGTTGTTTTGGACTAAAAAACCTGTCGTTGCAAGTTAAGTTGAATTTTTTCACCATTTACATCAACAGTTTTTGATGATCCAACCTCAACAGGCGACGATGTAATGATTTTTTTACCATCAAGTTCGATTTGAACTCTAACGGTATAAATGCCGTTTTGCTTTGTTACCTGACCAATAAACGCTTTTGGTGAACCATATCCTGTCTCGCTGACCCACGATGGGATTTCTAAGCCAACAGCCAGTGTGGGAAGCTTGTAATTATTAATTTTGGCGTTAATGAAAAAATTTTCAGTATTGTTGTCTACACAGTCACGGACTGTTTTTTCTTTCTCGCCAAAAGCCGAGTATGTAACAGTTGAGCAAAGAGCGGGGGTAGCTGCTAAAACTGAGCCTGAAACGTAGGTTGACGCAAAAATAACTATCGGTAGTAAGTATCTCATTTTCATTATCCTCGTGATTTCCCATTTAGTACATCGGCAATTATCTGTTTATCTTGAGGATATATTTTCGTGCTTAGATGTTCATAACTCTTTCTTTTCCTTGTAATTAAGACTTTCTATGAATCAATAATTAAAAGGATCTGCGAATGGCAAAACCGGACTGGGGCGTGCTTCAGCAACGGTTCCTGTCCGATCATGCCGCAACCGGCGTATCACCAAAGGAATGGTGTGAAGCGCAGGGACTGAATTACGCTACTGCACGCCGATACATCAAAAAACCTTCTGCGCAAAATGCGCAAAATGCGCAAAAACCTGCGCTCAAAAAAATGCGCACTGCGCAGAAAGATAAAAGCGCAAATGAGCTGGTGGATGATGATGGACTTACGGCTCAGCAGCGCTTATTTGTCGCTGAGTACCTGAAGGACAACAACGCCACCGCTGCCGCTGCACGTGCTGGTTACAGTGACCCAAACTATGGTCGTCAGCTCATAACGAATCCTAACGTTGCGCAGGCCATTGCGCAGCAGCAGAAAGCCTCCATTGCGCGCACGCTTGGCAGTGCTGATGAAGTCCTCGCGCAGATGTGGAAGCTCGCCACTTTCGATGCAAACCAGCTTTCCCAGTATCGCCGCGGTGCCTGTCGTTATTGCTGGGGCTTCGGTCATCACTACCAGTGGCGTGACGCTGTCGAGTTCGAAGAGGAAACGGCAAAGGTTGAGGGAAGGGAAGGAGTCAGGCAACCAGAAGACACTGGCGGCTATGGTTACGACCACAACCGAGAACCAAACCCAGAATGCCCACGCTGCAACGGCGATGGTATTGGCCAGCCTTACTTCGCTGACACAAGGAAACTTTCCCCTGATGCTGCGCTGGCTTACTCCGGCGTCAAAGTGGGGAAGAGTGGCGTGGAGATTACGGCCATAAGCCGCGAACGAATGTTTGAGGCGGTGATGAAGCGGCTTGGCCTGGCTGATAGTGAGTTCGCACAGCGCCTGCAGCAGATCGAAATCGACCGCCGGCAGCTGGAGGTTGAGAAACTCCGCAAAGATCTGGCGGGTGATGGTGAGGACGATGAACCAACTCCAGTGCAGATCAATATCAACGTAGTGGATGCGAGGGCAGACGATGGGGATCAGCCCGACACTTAACATTCCTCAGGCGCGCTTCCTCGCGATGCAGCACAAATTCAAGGCCTACGTTGCCGGGTTCGGTTCCGGTAAGACATGGGTGGGTTGTGGAGGCATCTGTAAGGGGATGTGGGAGCATCCTAAAATCAACCAGGGTTATTTCGCGCCGACGTACCCGCAGATTCGTGACATTTTCTACCCGACGATTGAAGAGGTGGCCTTTGACTGGGGCTTGAATGTCAAAATCAACGAGGGAAACAAAGAGGTTCACTTCTACGAGGGGCGACGCTACCGCGGGACCACAATCTGCCGCTCGATGGAGAAACCTGGCTCAATAGTCGGCTTTAAAATCGGTAACGCGATGGTGGATGAGCTGGACGTCATGGCTGCTGCCAAAGCACAGCAGGCCTGGCGAAAAATCATCGCTCGTATGCGTTACAAGGTTGATGGGCTACGTAACGGCATTGATGTAACGACTACGCCAGAAGGGTTCAAGTTCGTCTATCAGCAGTTCGTGAAGGCCGTACGTGAAAAGCCAGAGCTTACGGCCCTGTACGGTCTCATACAGGCCAGCACGTTCGACAATGCACTGAATCTGCCACCTGATTACATCCCATCGCTGCTGAGTTCTTACCCTGACGAACTGATTCAGGCCTATCTTCGCGGCAAGTTCACCAACCTCAACAGCGGGACCATTTACCACACGTTCAACCGTAAGCTGAATAACTGTTCTGACGAGATTCAGGATGGGGATCCTCTGTTCATTGGTATGGATTTCAACGTGGGGAAAATGGCCGCGATTGTTCACGTTAAGCGTAATGGGCTGCCGCGCGCGGTGCGTGAGCTGGTGAAGGTCTACGACACGCCAGCGATGATTAAGCGCATCCAGGAGGAGTTCTGGCGCTACGAAGACGGTAGTTACGTGAAAAGCCGAGAGATTTACATCTATCCGGATGCCTCCGGAGATTCCCGCAAATCCCAGAACGCCAGTAAGACCGATATTGCTCAGCTCAACGACGCCGGATTCAGCGTCATTGTTGATGATGCCAACCCGCCGGTTAAAGACCGCATCAACTCAATGAACGCCATGTTCTGCAACGCTAATGGCGAGCGCCGCTACCTGGTGAACGTTCAAAATTGCCCGGTTTACACCGAGAGCCTTGAACAGCAAATCTGGGCGGCGAATGGCGAACCGGATAAATCAGCGGATAACGATCACCCCAATGATGCCGGTGGGTACTTCATCGTGAAGGACTACCCGATCGTTAAACCAGCATACTCAATCACCATGGACACCACTTTCTGATATGGCAAACGACGACATCACCTGGGTTCGACCAGAACACCGGGCGGCTTCCGCTGCCTGGAAAAAATATCGGGATTTCTGCAAAGGGGCCGAGGCCGTAAAAGCGGCGGGTAATAAGTATCTGCCGTATCTTGACCCAACCGATAAATCCACGCGCAACCGCAAACGCAATGAAGACTATCTGAGCCGTGCAGTTTTTTACGCAATTGCCGGCAATACGAAGATCGGCATGCTTGGAATGGCGTATCGGAAAGACCCTACGTTTAACGGTCCTGATAAGCTCAAATACCTTCTGGATAATGCTGATGGTGCAGGTGCCAGTATTTATCAGCAGTCACAGCTGGTGACCGAGAATGTGCTTGAGGTTGCGCGCGAGGGGCTTTATGTCGATTACGCAGAAGCCCCAGATGAGGCGATCATCCTCCGTTATCCGGCAGAGAACATCATCAACTGGCGAACAAAACGCATTAATGGACGCGATCAGCTGGTGCTGGTGGTCCTGCGCGAATGCGTAGAAGAGCCGGATGGTTACGCTTACAAGGACGAGATCCAGTACCGCGAGTTGGCAATGGAAGAAGAGAAGTTTATCTGCCGGGTATGGCGCCGGGCAGGTGGCACCGCAAGCGGAACCTACACCGTCGACAGCGAATATCATCCTAAGCCGAAAGGAAAGGACTTCTGGGATGAAATCCCGTTCACCTTTGTCGGCGCTCAGAACAATGATCCTACCATTGATGATTCACCGCTGGCTGCGCTGGTGGAGATAAACCACGGTCATTACCGAAACAGTGCTGACTATGAAGACAGCGTGTGGTTCTGTGGCCAGGTGCAGCCGTATATGACCGGGCTCGATACCAACTGGCGCGACCACCTCGAGAAGAAGGGCGTGAAAATTGGTTCCCGATCACCGCTTTTGCTTCCCAAAGAAGGCTCGTTTGGTTACGCCCAGGCGCAGCCCAACATGCTGGCTAAAGAGGCCATGGACAGCAAGCGCGATTACATGGTGCAACTGGGAGCCCGACTGATTGAGCAGAACGCCACGGCGAAGACGGCAACCCAGGCGAGCGGTGAGCAAACATCCTCAACATCAGTGCTCGGTATTTGCGTCTCAAACGTTTCTGAGGCCTATACGCTGGCGCTGGGATGGTGTGCGAAATACCTGGGTATCAAGGGCGAATCGACGAGCTACACGATTAACCAGGAATTCATTGCGAAGGTTGCCGAGTCGGGCATGGTGACGGCAATCGTCAACGCCTGGCAGTCCGGTGCGCTGCGCGATAGCGATATGATTCGAGCACTACAGAAGCTCGATCTCATTGACCCGGCCGACAGTCCGGACGAGGTTATTGATACGCTTCGCAATCAGGCTCCAACGCTGACCGGGGGCTAATATGGCAACCGTGAACGAAAGCCTGCGGGATGAGGCTATTGCTCATTCCGTCTGGATTAGCCGTTATGCGACGGGCGTGGCTAATAGGATGGTTAAGCTTCTGAACGAAACAGATGCTGACTTGTCGGCGCGCCTGTTGGATGCGCTGGACAAGCTGCCGCCTGAAAGCTTCACCGTTACACGTCTTGAAAGTCTGCTGGGCAGCGTACGCGAGCTTAACCAGCAGGCAGTTGCATCGATGCACACTGGTTTACATGATGAGCTGTTGGCGCTGGCAAAGAACGAAGCCAGTTATCAGCTGAGCCTGTTCGATTCCCTTCTGCCATCACAGGTCCTGTCTCACTATCCGCTGCAGGGCATCACCGCCGATATGGTGTATGCCGCGGCGATGGCGCAACCCTTTCAGGGGCGGCTGCTGAGTGAGTGGGCGGATAATCTGGATTCGGACAGACTGGCGCGGATAGTGAACGCCGTCCGCAGGGGTTATCTTGCCGGCGACACAGTAGAAACAATCGCGCGCAGTGTTCGTGGCCACGCCAATAAAGACTACCGCGACGGCGCGCTGCAGATGAGCAGGGCAAACGCCGCAAGCATCGCTAAAACAGCCGTTAATCATCTGGCTGCCACTGCACGCAACAGCTTCACCAGCGCCAACAGCGATATCGTGAAAGGTAAACAGTGGCTGTCTACGCTGGACAATAAAACCAGCCACGACTGCATAATTCGTGATCTGCTGCGCTACACCCTGGATAACAAACCTGTCGGGCATAAGGTGCCTTACCTGCAGGGACCCGGGAAGATTCATTTCTGCTGCCGTTCTACTGAAACCCTGATCCTCAAGTCCTGGCGAGAACTCGGCATCGACATTGATGAGATGGAGGAGGGAACCCGTGCCAGTATGGATGGGCAGGTACCGGCGAAAACCACGTATCTGGAATGGCTGAGGCGACAATCGCCACAGCGGCAGGATCAGGTGCTGGGGGCTGAGCGTGGACGGATGTTCCGAGCGGGTGAAATCGACCTGGGTGAAATGTACACGGACAAAGGCGAGTGGATAAGCCTCGAACAGCTCCAGGAGCGTTCCGGCGGGGTATCAACCGCTGAGTCCTCACGTTCTCTGGATGAGCTGGCGGAGTGGATGACCGGCCGTGTGGCGCAGAATGTGAAGTTCCCGGATGGTGTATCTCTGGATGAAGCGAAACTGGCAGCACAGGCGGCATTCGATGTTATCCAGCGGTTCGGGCTCCAGCCCGTTGCGGCATTCGGGAACACACTGGATGTTCCGGCAACTGCGGCAGGTGCATATGAATCATCTTCACGAACCGTGCACCTTTCCCGGTGGGCAATGGACAGCAGCGAATGGGAAAATATTCTGAAGAACAGCGCAGGGATCGACATGACAATGATGGTAAGGCCATCAGTCGCGTCATCTTCGCTGTCTCAGGATGTACTGGATGTTTCGCCTGCAGAGTTGCCGTATGTTGCGGTAGCATCGGTGAAGGGCACTGTGTGGCATGAACTGGGCCACCATCTGTATTATTCCCGGCCTGAAGTTGGTGCTCTGGTTGAAAGTGCTTATGATGATGGATGGTGGCGTGCTCTCAGCGCCTATGCCGCAGAAGCGCCGAAAGAACTGTTTGCTGAGGTCGTGTCAGCGTTTATGAGCGGCCAGAATGACACTATCAACCCCGAGATCCTCAAGTGGCTGAAACAACACTCCCGTTCCTGAAAAAAGCGTCAGAGCTGGCTCATACGGAGCCGTTGCCGGATAACGTTATCGAACAACTGGATGCAATCTGCAAAGAGGCTGGCGAGGCCACGCCTGAAGGCAGGATGATTGGCGTCCTGATTGGATCGGTTTACACCCGGCTAAACAATCCTGATTAAGCATTAAACAAACACTCTGAGCCCTGGCAACCGCCGGGGCTTTTTTTATGGGCGAGGCCCGGCAAAATCCCGAGGGGTAATTATGTTAATTCGAAACATGCTTCTGAAATATTACGCACCTGAAAGCGGCGGTGAGGGCGGCGGTGGCGGTGGTATCGAAATCACTCCTGAAATCCAGAAGCTGATTGATGAGCGCGTGACCAGCGAAGTCACTGGCCTCAAAACGAAAAATAGCGAACTGCTGGGCACGATTAAACAGCAGAAAGAAAACCTGTCGCGCTTTGACGGTATCGATCCAGACGCTGTACGCGGCATTCTCCAGCGTTTTTCTGACGACGAAGAGGCGAAGCTTATCGCCGCCGGAAAAATTGATGAGGTGCTCGATAAGCGCACCGAGCGCCTGCGTGCTGATGTCGATAAAAAGATTAAAGCAGCAAATGACCGCGCGGACAAAGCCGAAGCGTTCTCCAACAAATTCCGGGACCGCGTCCTGGGTGATGCAATCCGAGCTGCAGCCGCGAAGACTGGCGCGCTGCCGGAAGCATCCGACGATCTGATCCTACGTGCCAAAGGCACATTCCAGCTCAACGACGAAGGCGAGGCCGTAGCAGTTGATGCAAATGGCGATGTTCTGTTCGGCAAAGACGGCAAAACCCCACTAAGCCCGCTTGAGTGGGCGGAGTCACTCAAGGAGACGGCTCCGCACCTGTTCCCGCGCGCAGAAGGCACAGGCGCGGGTAGACATAAGCCAGAGGGCGGCGGTGGCAGCCTGAAACGTTCCGAAATGAGCGCCAGCGATAAAGCGGATTACATCCGCAAACACGGCCAGCAGGCCTTCCTCAAACTTCCGAAATAAGGGATTTAAACCATGGCTACGACTGTTAATACCGACCTGGTTATTTATGACGACCTGGCACAAACCGCGTTCCTTGAACGTCGCCAGGACAATCTGGAAGTATTCAACGCTTCCTCCAACGGCGCGATTCTGCTGGATAACGAACTGATTGAGGGCGACTTCCGTAAGCGTGCCTTCTACAAAGTGGGTGGTTCTATTGAATCGCGTGACGTGAACTCTGTAGACAAAGTCACGGGTAAAAAAATCGGTGCCGGTGAAGCGGTATCTGTGAAAGCGCCGTGGAAATACGGCCCGTATGAAACCACGGAAGAAGCCTTTAAACGCCGTGGACGCTCCGTTGATGAGTTCTCCGAAGTGATCGGCGTTGACGTGGCAGATGCCACGCTGGAAGGCTATGTGAAATATGGCCTGAAAGCGCTGACAGCGGCGATTGGTGCGAACGCCGACATGGTTGTAACCGCCGACATTGAGACCGACGGTAAAAAGACCCTGACGCGTGGCCTGCGCAAATACGGCGACAAGTTTAACCGCGTGGTCCTGTTCGTGATGCACTCTGCCACCTACTTCGACATTGTTGATGAGGCGATTGCCAACAAAATCTACGAAGAAGCGGGCGTGGTGGTTTACGGCGGGCAGCCAGGCACGCTGGGTAAACCTGTGCTGGTGACCGACACTATGGACGCTGATGCGATCCTTGGGCTGGTAGCTGGTGCGGTTACCGTCACCGAGTCTCAGGCGCCGGGCTTCCGTTCCTACGATATCAACGACCAGGAAAACCTTGCGGTTGGTTATCGTGCTGAAGGCGTGGTGAACGTCGATCTGCTGGGCTACAGCTGGGATACCGCCAAAGGTGATAATCCTGATCTGACCGCCATCGGCACTGCGGGCAACTGGAAGAAGCACTTCACCAGCAACAAATCAACGGCGGGCGTGCTGATCAAACTGGAATCCGCGGTGGGGGAGTAACGCTGTCAGCGGATAAAACCTCCGCTACTGCTGACAGCACCGACGCGGTAACTGTTTCTCTGAAGTACACGCTGAATGGCTCCGGTGTATCCGGTAAAACCGTCGCGTGGACGTCCACAGGTGGCACGCTTAGCACGGCCAGTTCTCAAACAGGCTCTGCTGGTGGTGCAACGGTGAAACTCACATCAGACGTCGCTGGCACCTTCACGGTAACCGGCACGGTTGAAGGAGTGGCGAAAACCACTGATGAGATCACCTTCACTGCGCCTGCCGGAGAATAACGAATGGGGCGAAAGCCCCATAAACAGGATGATTCGATGATCAATACCGATATCACCTCTCCTGATGCCAACAGCTACGCCAGTGAAGAGGATCTTGCCTCATTTGCTGAAATACGCGGCATTGAACTGCCTGACAAGCTCACACCTTTGCTGATTAAGGCAATGGATTACCTAGAGGGGCTGGACTGGGTTGGCTCAAAAGCCGACTCTCGACAGCCGCTGGCCTGGCCACGTGCGAACGTCATTCTGGATGGACACGATTTCCCGCCCGACAAGGTGCCACGGCAGGTTGTAACCGCGCAGTGCATGCTGGCTGTAGAGGCAATCGACGGCGATTTACTCTCCAGCGTGCGCGAAGCCGCTGTGAAAACTGAACGTGTGGAAGGTGCTGTAACCATGACCTATGCGGTCGCAGATGGTGAAGTCTTCACGCCGTCCTATCCTGCCGTGATGGCGCTGCTGGGCGACCTCGCTGGTGGTCGTGGTTACGCCATTAATGCATTTGCAGAGAGGGCCTGATATGGCGATTGATTACCAACGTATGCAGGCCAGAACGACCCGCATGCTCAGGCAGAACGGCGCGACGTACAACGTCACCCGTAAAGGGTCGGTAACGGTTATCGGCGGCGTTGAGCATAAAACTGAAGCGGTCCATTTTACTGCTGTGGGCGTGAAGACCGAATACGCGCCAGGCGAAATTGATGGAACGGTCATCGTTAACGGCGACGTGCAGATCGTATTCACCGCTGAGCAGGAAATTAAAATCGGTGATGTGGTTGATATTGACGGCACAGCCTACCGTGTTGTCAAACCGAACCCGGCAAAACCTGCCGTGCTGGTGCTCTGCTACAAAGCGCAACTGAGGGCTTAGCATGGGCGAGAACGCGGCTTTCCTGGCTGAAATCACGGCTTTCGTTAATAAGGCGAAAACGAATCAGGAAGCAGTGGTACGCGCCGTCGGAATCAAAATTCTTAACCAGCTGGTGGTGATGTCCCCAGTGGGCAACCCGGAGTTGTGGGAAGTTAACCAGACAGCCATTTCCTATAATCGCGCTGTTTACGACCATAACGAAGCGCAGCGCGCCAATCCCGACAACCTGACCAAAACCGGGCGACTGAAGAAAAAAGCCCGGGTGGTGGATGGGATGGACATCAAAGCACCGCCGGGGTATACGGGCGGACGCTTTCGCGGTAACTGGCAGGTGTCCTTTGATGCGCCAACGACTGACGAGACAGGCCGGGTTGATAAGACAGGTGATCTGACAAAAGCGGCCGGGAACTACACGCTGTCGCTCTTCAAAGTCGGGATGAAGGCCATATATTTCTGCAACAACGTGCCCTATGCCTACCCGCTTGAAATGGGGCATTCCACACAGGCTCCGGGCGGCATGGTCCGCATAACTGCAGCTGAGTTTCAACGCTTCTTTGAGGAAGCTGTCAGGGAGGTGACTAAGTGAATCCAGATATTTCATCTGCACTGGCTGCCAGACTGGGTACCTGGGCCGATGCTGAGGGCATTTCGGTTGCATGGGAGAACGTGCCGTTTACACCTCCTGCTAACGAGATGTACCTGGCCGTTCACGATATGCCCGTTACGCCGCGAACAATCGATCTCGGATTGCGCTGCCGGACTTATTCAGGCGTTTACCAGATTAATGTCGTGGCGCCAGCCGGCTCCGGCCGTACCTCCGTCGTTGCCCTGGCAGGCAGAGTAGCGGAATTGTTCCCCGAGGGACTGGAAATTGCAGGCAAAGACTTTACCTGCTGGATTAGCAGCGCGCCTGGCATATTCCGCGGCGTCCCTACACCTGTGTCCTACACCGTTCCTGTCAGCCTGAATTATCGGGCAGACATTACCAACTGATTTCCTCTGTGATGTCCCACAACTGACCGGCCTTGAGCCGGTTTTCCCGTTTCTAAAGGAGTAACCATTATGGGCTTTGCATTGCCTAACGGCGCTCATGTCTATCTGGCATCGGGCTACAGCCCGGCCATTACTTTCACCGGCGCGACTAATGCTGAGCACGCGGTGATCACCGTCAGCGCCGCGGACGATATTGCGGTCGGCGATATCGTTCACGTGAACTGCAACTGGTCGGGTATTGATAACGTTATCGCGAAAATCGACGTGATTGCGGAGAATGCTGTCACTCTTCGCAACATCAATACCACCAACAAAAACAAATACGCGGCGGGTGGCGGTTCCGGCTCTATTCGCAAAGTTGAAGAATGGACCGAGCTGCCACAAATCACTGAGGTATCGAAATCTGGTGGTGATCAGAACACCACGCAGATTCAGTTCCTCAGCGATGATCGCCAGCGCAACCTGAACACCTATAAATCCGCAGTCTCGCAGACCTACTCGATCGCGCATGACTCCACGCTCCCGGTATATCCATTGCTGCGCCAACTGGACGAAGACGAAGAGACCGTGGCGGCTTACATGTACGTGCCGAAGGCGAAGGAGAACCGTTACTGGGCGGCCACGGCATCTTTTGACGACACGCCGACTACGGCTGTGAACGAAGTCGAAACGGTAAGCGTCGTGCTGAACCTGCAATCGCCGGCGATGACGTTCTACAAAATCACAGGCGCTGCGGCATAAGCCAGGCATAACGATAATCTAAGCCTCCTGCATGGAGGCTTCCCTTCACTAAGAGGCAACGATGGCGACTAAATTCACCCTTCAGCCCAAACCAACTTTCAAGGCCAACGTCTCGATCCCGCGCGCTGGCGATGAGGATGGCGTGCTGACCTTCACGTTTAATCATAAGCCACTTAAAGAGCTGGCTGATCTTGAAAAACTCGAAGGCAAAACCGCCACTGATTTTCTGATGGAAATCATTGCTGGCTGGGCACTACCCGATACATTTAACGCGGAAAACCTGTCGCTGCTGCTGGAAAACTATCCGGCGGCGATGAAGGCTATCCCTGAAACCTACTATCGCGAACTGATGGGACAGCGCGAAAAAAACTGATAGCGGTTGCCTCTGCATTCTATACGCCTGAACCCACTGCTGCAGACCTGGCACCCTATGGGCTTACGCCGGATGACTACGACGATCAATACGTCGACGTCTGGCCAGATGTATGGCCTTCATTCCTGGTGTTTCAGGCTGTCAGTACGCAGTGGCGTACGGGCATGGGAGGCGTATCAGGGCTTGATTACAACGTGCTGCCATGGGTAATGCGCCTGCACCACGTCGAGGACGAGGCAACCGCGCTTTCGGACATCCGAATCATGGAGAGCGCCGCACTAAAAGTTATGCATAAAGAGAGGGCGGAATGAGTAACGACATCGCCACGATTTCCCTGCGCGTAAATACCACTGAGCTGGAGCGTGGTAACCAGGCACTGGATCGCTTTCAGGAGACCGCGACCGCCGCTGCAGGAAAAGCGGATGACCTGAACAGTACGTTCCGCACCGGCATTGATAACCAGAAGAAGAACAGCGAAAGCCTGAAGCAGCAGCGTCAGGAACTGCAGAACCTGCTGAATAAAATTAGTCCGGTAAACAAGGCGCTGGATGAGCTGGACACTATCCAGGAGAGCCTGGCGAAATTTCGCGGTAAAGGGCTGGTGGGAGACGAGGACTTTACTCGTTACAACAGCGTGCTTGAGACTACGCGGGCAAAACTGGCACAGGTAATGGAGTCTGAGACCGCAGAGGGGCGGGCTCGCATTGAACAGGCTCAGGCAGCGCAGCGGGCAGCTGCGGCGGGCAAAACCTTTATCGATTCGCTGGAAGAGCAGGTCACAGCAATCGGAAAAACGCGTGCAGAACTGTTAGAGCTAAAAGCTGCCCAACTCGGCGTATCCGATCGTGCTGCACCAATGATCGCAAAGCTGAAAGAGCAGGAAGGAGCATGGAAGTCTGGGACTATCAGCGCGGGCCAATATCGCAATGCTATGCGTTATCTCCCGATGCAAATGACCGACATTGTGACTTCACTGGCTTCTGGCATGCCGGTTTATATGGTTGCTATTCAGCAGGGCGGTCAGCTCCGTGACTCGTTTGGCGGTGTAGGCAATGCTCTGAAAGCGATGTTGTCGATGGTGACTCCTGCCCGAGTGGCCATTGGTGGCCTGGCTGGCGCTGTACTGATTGCGGCCAAAGCGGGATCGGACTACTTCACAGCCTACGACGAAATCAACAAGGCCATTATCAGGACTGGCAATATTGCCGGCACGTCAGCGCTTCAGATCATGGCTTCCTCCCAGTCTATTGCTGCCTCTACTGGCGCGACTGTAGGAACCGTTCAGAGTTTGATGACTGAGCTGGTGGGGATGGGATCGCTGACACAGCAGCAACTTGAAAAAGCAGCGGGCTCCACGGCGCTGGCGGTTCAGACCGGTATAGTCTCGGCGCAGGACATCACCAAAGCCTATAAGGACATCGAAAAAGACCCTGTTAAAGCGCTGCAGAGTCTCAACGAACAATATAATTTCCTGACCGTTTCACAACTTAAGCATGTTGACGATCTGATAAAGCAAAAGGACCAGACCGCGGCCGTTACGCAGGCTATGGACCTGTTTGGCGATACGATGGCAAAACGCGGAGAGCAGGCTTACGACTCGCTGACACCGTTTGGTCGCCTGTGGCTGGATATCAAGGGCTGGGCGTCTGAGGCCATGCAGAGTATCGGTCAGTGGGTAGCTGAGCTGGCATCAAACACTCTGAAGGAATTCAACGCAATTTATTACAGCGTTGCGATCGTTTTCCAGAAGCTGAACCAGATCATTTCTTCCTCTATCGCTGCCGCGATTAACCTCGTTCCCGACTGGGCGAAAACAGATACTTTGCAGGGATGGCAGGACTACAACGAACAAATGGCCGGCGCTTATGGCGACAGCGTTTCTCAGCTGAAAAAAGACTGGGATGCGGCTGATATCAGTGCAGGTAAATACCTCGATACGTCCAGAAAGATAAGTACCGCAACCACCCTGAAGGATCGGGAAGGAGTCGCTTCTTTTGGTAAAAAGACCAAAACCGGAAAGCAGGGCACTTTATCGGCTGGCGATCGCAGTACGGATGCTGCCCAGGCCGAGCTACTGGCGCTTCAGGCACAGTTACGCGCGCTGCAGCAGCATAAAGGGCTGAACGATACTATCAGCCAGCAGCGCAAAGATCTGTGGACGACTGAAGCGAAATTTCAGGTGCTGGAGGAGGCCTCGCGTTCACGTTCACTGACAAAGCAGGAACAATCCCTGCTGGCGAGTAAAGAACAGGTGCTTCAGTTGGCACGGCAGAAAGCCCTGTTAGGTGATCAGATTACCGCACAGGAACAGCTGAACAAGCGAATGGATACCTCGCAGAAATACGTCACACAGATGGCAGAGAAGCAGGCTGCATTAGTGAACGGTGCCGGGATGAGTGACCGTCAGGCACAACGTGAACTCTCGAAAAGTCAACTTGCAGCTGGCTGGAAGAATGCTGGAGGTTCGCTTGACGACGAGGGCTATCAGAAGCAGCTTAAAGCGGCGAATGATTACTATGACGCAGAGGACAGGTTACGTGGCGACTGGCTGACAGGCGCGAAAAAGGGTTGGGCTGAATTTGAGGACAGCGCGACCAATGTTTACTCGCAGGTGCAGACGATTACCAGCAATGCGTTCACCGGGATGGCCAGCACGCTCACCGACTTTTTTACTACTGGTAAATCTAACTTCTCAGATTTTCTGACTACCTTCCTGAAGGGCATCGCCCAGATGCTGACGCAACTGGCTCTGGTTAATGGAATGAAGTCAGCCTTTGGTGGAACGGCAATAGGTAATTTCTTTGGAATACAGGCATGGTCTGGCGGCTTTATTCCTGAGTACGCTAATGGCGGTGCGGTTGGCTATACCGGAGATGGAGGAAAATATCAGCCAAAAGGTGTGGTTCATGGCGGAGAGTTCGTATTCACCAAGAAGGCAACTAGTGCGCTGGGTGTCGGTAATCTCTACACGCTTATGCGGAGCGCTCAGGGGTATGCAAACGGCGGCTATATTGGCACTGCGCCATTGTATGGGCTGCAATCGAATGCAGCTGGTGGCGTAACCGTTCAAACTTCCGTGGTCGTTCAAAATCAGAACACTGACCAGCAGACTACTGGTAACAACGACGCTATTTCTCGGGCTTACAAGCAGACCATCGATCAGTCAGTGCGCGCAGGGATTGCCAAACAACTCCTGCCAGGAGGTCTCATCTGGAATGCGACGAAATCAAGATGATGTGAGCAGCAAATTTTGTCGTTATGCTAACACCTGATAGGATTAATCCCAATTTTTACTGATGGAATAGAGACATGAAAAAAATTGTCGGTGTGTTATTGCTTTCTTTCTTATTGGCCGGGTGCGAGAAACCTAAAATTGACTCATCAACTGATGATGCAATGAAATCATCTATAGCCAAGGTCAGAGAGTCACTTCCAGAAAATAAACGGGATGAATTTGATAACGCTTTAAAAGTCGTTGCGTTCAGTAACATTAACATGGCTGACCTAATGCGTGCATCGTCGGAAAGTGACAAAGAAGACCTAAGCAAGAAGATGCGCGAACCCTTGTCTGGCAAAACTGGTGATGAAATCATTTCTTATGCTCAGCAAGTTACTGCCGAGAGGGAACTTAAGCAGAAAGAGCAGGCAATTCAGGAAATCAAAGAGCTGGAACAGAAAAAAGCTGACTCCGAAAAGGCCAAAGAAGAACTTAAAAAAGTGCAGGTTTTATCATCTCGATTTAGCCTGGAGCCTGAGGAATACGGCAAGCCACAGCCTGTAATTAGACTTGTTGTGAAAAACAATACTGATAAAGCTATTTCCCGGGTGTTCTTCCGTGGAGTAATTGCCAGCGATGGACGCTCAGTCCCATGGCTTGAAAAAGATTTCAACTACGAAATCGCTGGTGGACTGGAACCGAATGAAGAGGCTACTTGGTCTCTGGCTCCGAATAAGTTTTCTGAATGGGGTCAGGTTGATGCTCCAACTGGCGCGGTCTTTACAGTTACAGTAACGAGAGTTAATGGTGCAGATAAAGAGGCGCTGTTTGATGCATCTGGTTTTACAGAACAAGATAACAGTAGGCTTGAAGAATTAAAGAAAAAATATCTTTAATCTGCAGTCCGTACTTAACCCGCTTCGGCGGGTTTTTTTATGCCCGGAGAAAGCATGGCAATCGAAACATTTACCTGGCGAACGCAGATACAGGCGGGCATGGAGGGAACGTTCAGCCTTAAAACGCGCTCAGCAACCTTTGGCGACGGCTATGAGCAGATCGCCGGGGAAGGCATTAACCCTGAAAAGCAGTCATGGCCTGTCACACTGACGGGGAAAAAAGCGGACATGCTTCAGGCCCTGAAGTTCTTTCGTTCTCACGTCACCAAATCATTCATCTGGACATCGCCAGTTGGCGAAACAGGGCTCTACCGGATTGAGGCCGAATCAATCAAGTCACAGCCCTTATCCAGCAACGTTCTGACTATTTCCGCAACATTCAAACAGGCGTACGCACCATGATCACAGCAGACTATCAAAGCCTTGAGCCCGGCAATAAAGTCCGGCTTATCGAAGTTGATGGCTCTACGTTCGGCGTGGATGATGTACTGCGATTTCACGCGTACAACCTCCCGCACACGGAAGAAGAAATCGCCGCTGCTGGTGGTGATGAATCAAAGCTGAAGGCGAAAAGCATCTGGTGGCAGGGGGAAGAATATGCCGCCTGGCCGTATCAAATTGAAGGGCTTGAAGCATCCACAGAAGGCAACAGCGCCCAGCCAACACTGACGGTTGCAGATATCGAAAGCAAGATTACAGCGCTGTGCCTTGCCTATGACGATATGCTACAGGCGAAAGTCACTATCCATGACACCTATTCGCACTATCTCGATGCGAAGAACTTCCCTGCAGGTAACGCAACAGCTGATCCGCAACAGGTCAGAAAACGAGTTTTTTACATTGATAGCAAAGCCAGCGAAATTCCGGGCGAGAGTATCGAATTCGTACTCGATAGCCCGATGTCGTTACAGGGAAAGATGATCCCCACACGTCAACTTCATTCTCTGTGTACCTGGTGTATCCGGAATAAATATCGCACCGGCGACGGCTGCGACTATGCCGGAACCCGCTATTTCGATAAAAACAACAACCCGGTGAGCGACCCCTCTCTGGACGAATGCAACGGCACGCTTACGGCCTGTAAGCTCCGGCATGGAGACGGCAACGAACTGCCGTTCGGTGGGTTCCCTGGCACGTCTTTGATCAGGAGCTGATATGCGTCAGAAAACCATCGATGCGATTATGGCTCATGCTGCAGCTGAGTATCCTCGCGAGTGTTGCGGCGTGGTGGCGCAGAAAAGCCGTGTTGGACGTTATTTCCCGTGCCGGAATCTTGCCGCGGCGCCGGAGGACAATTTTGTACTTTGCCCCGAAGACTATGCAGCTGCAGAAGACTGGGGGAAGGTGATCGCCATCGCTCACAGTCACCCGGATGCCACGACGCAACCGAGCGAACTGGATAAAGCGCAATGCGATGCAACCCTTTTACCCTGGCATATCGTGAGCTGGCCGGAGGGGGATTTACGGACCATCCAGCCGCGGGGAGAGCTGCCACTGCTGGAGCGCCCGTTTGTGCTTGGTCACTTTGACTGCTGGGGGCTGGTGATGAGCTATTACCGGCAAACGCACGGGATAGAGCTTCACGATTACCGGGTCGATTATCCCTGGTGGGAAAACGACTATCCGGACAACTTCTATCAGGATTGCTGGTATGAGTGCGGATTCCGTGAGTTCGACGGACCGCCGAAACCAGGCGATATGGTGATCATGCAGGTCCAGGCTGATAAGTGGAATCACGCGGGGATTCTGCTGGAAGGCAATATGCTACTGCATCACCTTTATGGGCATCTGAGCCAGCGGGTACCGTATGGCGGTTACTGGATGGAAAGAACCATGAAAATTGTCAGGCATAAAGCATTTTCAGAATGCGGTTAAAATATAACCACATCTTTCAGAGGGGGCGAAATACTACAGCAATCTTTGTTGTTGTGCATTCCAACCAAGCCATACATTTTGTGCAAAAAGTGCTATTTATGCCATTCTTGAAAGCTCAAGTCGGCTCATAGGCACCGCCTATCTCCGCTGATCGTGATATTACTTTACTAATACCCGAGGGGTAATTTCGCCGAATGTGTCGGTAACTTGCAAAGTGTCCATTGCGATCATCGTCGAACATGGGTCTATCTTGACGAAATGAAGATTGCTTAAAAGTTATAGCTGGCTATAAACTCTGTGTAAGCAAAGTTACTTCTTTCATTAACAGACAACCAAGGGGGTATGTATGACCACATTGTTATCCCCTGCGATCGATATGATGGCGATGGGTAATCCGACAGAACGCCTCCGCAGGGCCTTGTCTCGCAACAAAGGGCGTTATACCATTAATAAAAATGGGTATATCTCGCTTAACCTTGAAAATGTAGCGGTACAAGATGCGATCGCAACTCAAATTCATAATTTAAGTGGTATTGCCGAGGTCAAGGACTCTAAAGAAGGCTAGCACCTGCGTGAATACGTTGCAGATAGCTGTAATACTGATGTGCGGTTACATTTACGTAACCAACTCATTATCAGATAGATATAAATTTAAGCGTTCCTCTGGATGGGACGCTTATTTTTTTGTAGCTGTATGGGGTATCGTTTTTGTCGTTATAGCTTGGCTAGGTTGTTCACTCATGAGCTTCCTTGGCTTATTCCGCTGGCTCTCTAATGCTATCGGGATTACTCCTCAAAAGATCGCTAGAATGTTCCCTGTTACCAACGGTGACTCTTCTATCAACTTCAGAGACCTAAAGCTTTTTGTGTGGGCATTCACATCCATTACACTGGCTACGCTTGCTGGCTTTGCGAAACGCTGGTGGCTTACCAATCCGGACAGGCACATTTCTGTTTTAGCAAAGATAACAAGCACCAACGCTCTTGAGGCAATGCTTATGGAGGCTTCCGTAAGTCAGTTCCCTGTGCTTGTCTCTCTAAAATCCAAAAAAGTGTATGTGGGTATTGTGAGCTGTCCAGCCTTCGAGCATGGTGATTATGAGGTCGTAGAGTTACTTCCTTTATTAAGTGGTTACAGAGATAAAGACACCTTACAGGTTAGGTTTACATCTAATTATCAATCGCATTATATAAGACAGGGAATTGGCATAGTTGGCACTATGAGCAGGCTGACGTTAGATGATTTCAGAACACTGCTTCCGAAGCGGGAAATCGATAATGTGTCTTTCTTTGATATTGAAACATATAAGAAATTTCAAGAGATTGAGAATAGTGGCCCGCCTGATGGGGAGTCAACGAATAAAGAAAACTCATAACCCGCTTCGGCGGGTTTTTTTATGGAGTAAATATGGCCATTTCGCTAGATATGGAGCAGCTTAGAACCGTCCGGCTTTATGGTGTTCTTGGCGCTACCTTCGGGCGTGAATATCGTTTATCTGTAGCTTCACCAAAAGAGGCCATCCGCGCCCTGAGCGTTATCGTGCCGGGTTTTGAGCGTTTCCTGAACACCAGTAAGCAACGAGGTTTAACTTATGCGGTATTCAGCGGGAAACGAAACCTCTTAAACGATGAGCTCAGTATGGACAGCAGCACAGAGGAAATCCGCATCGCGCCGGTGATCATCGGCAGTAAGAGAGCCGGGGTGTTTCAGACAATCCTCGGGGTTGCCCTTGTTGCTGTTGCTGCGTTCGTTACGGGAGGGGCCGCGATCGGGATTGGTGGTACCGCTTTCGCTGGTGGATGGGGGGCTGTGGCGGGGATTGGGGCATCAATGGCGATCGGCGGCGTAGTCCAGATGCTTTCTCCACAGACAACCGGGCTCGCCAGTAAGCAATCTGCGGATAACCAAGCCAGCTACGCCTTTGGTGGAGTAACAAACACGACAGCCCAGGGGAATCCGGTACCGCTTCTTTATGGCCGCCGGCGAATCGGAGGCGCGATTATTTCTGCCGGGATTTATGTCGAAGATCAGCAATAGATAAATACCTTCTTTCAGGCCACCTTAGGGTGGCTTTTTTTATGGGCGCAATATGGCAACTGCAATCGCTATACAAGGCCGCAAGGGCGGCAGCTCCAGTTCCCGAACCCCTACCGAGCAGCCTGATGATTTGCAATCTGTAGCAAAGGCAAAAATCCTCGTTGCGCTGGGAGAGGGGGAATTTGCAGGGCAGCTGACGGCGAAAGATATCTACCTGGACGGAACGGCGCTGGAGAATGCTGACGGCTCTCAAAACTTCAGCGGCGTCACGTGGGAATTTCGCGCGGGAACTCAGGCGCAAAAATATATTCAGGGCATACCCGGTACCGAAAACGAAATCAGTGTAGGAACTGAGGTATCGAGCGCGACAGCGTGGACGCGCACCTTTACCAATACGCAGCTTTCAGCGGTTCGCCTGCGTCTGAAATGGCCTTCGCTTTTCAAGCAGGAGGACGACGGCGATCTGGTCGGTTACTCAGTTAATTATGCGATTGACCTGCAGACGGACGGCGGCACATGGCAGACGGTACTCAATACCAGCGTAACCGGCAAAACGACGTCAGGTTACGAGCGCAGCCACCGTATTGATTTACCTCAGGCTGGCAGCACCTGGACAATCCGATTGCGTAAGATTACGTCTGATGCCAACAGCGCGAAGATCGGCGATACGATGCTGCTGCAGAGCTTCACCGAGGTAATTGACGCCAAATTACGCTATCCAAACACAGCGCTGCTTTATATCGAATTCGATTCCAGCCAGTTTAACGGCTCTATCCCGCAGATCTCCTGCGAGCCCCGCGGCCGCGTTATCCGCGTACCGGATACTTACGACCCCGAAACCCGCACTTATAGCGGTACGTGGGCTGGGACATTTAAATGGGCCTGGACCGATAACCCTGCATGGATTTTCTATGACCTGGTGGTTAGCGACCGTTTCGGACTTGGAGATCGTCTTACAACGGCCAACATAGATAAATGGACGCTCTACCAGGTTGCACAGTATTGCGATCAAATGGTACCAGACGGCAAAGGCGGAAGTGGTACCGAACCACGTTATACCTGCAACGTGTACATTCAGGAACGCAACGACGCTTATACGGTCCTGCGTGATTTTGCTGCAATCTTCCGTGGGATGACCTACTGGGGCGACGACCAGATTGTGGCGCTGGCGGACATGCCGAGAGATGTTGATTTTACATATACGCATGCGAACGTTAATGACGGGCGCTTTACCTATTCCAGCAGCACCACAAAGAACCGTTATACCAATGCGCTGGTGTCCTGGTCAGATCCTGATAACGCTTATTCTGATGCGATGGAGCCTGTTTTTGAGCAGGCGCTGGTTGCGCGTTATGGGTTTAATCAACTTGAGATAACTGCGATCGGTTGTACCCGTCAGTCGGAAGCGAATCGGAAAGGGCGATGGGGGATCCTCACAAACAACAAAGATCGCGTTGTTACTTTCAATGTAGGGGAAGATGGAAACATTCCACAGCCTGGCTATGTAATCGCTGTAGCGGACCGAAATCTCTCCGGGCGCGACCTGGGCGGCCGTATCTCTGCGGTGAATGGTCGCGTGCTGACGCTGGACAGGGCTCCGGATGCTTCGGCAGCCGACAGGATGATTGTCAATCTTCCATCGGGTGTTTCACAGTCACGAACCATTCAGTCGATAACGGGCAATAAAGTGACCGTTACGACCGCTTACAGCGAAACGCCTGTGGCTGAGGCCGTATGGGTCATAGAGTCTGATGAGCTCTACGCGCAGCAGTATCGCGTTGTTACGGTGACTGATAATAATGACGGCACGTTCACAATCGTCGGTGCAAATCACGATCCGGATAAATTCGATCGCATTGATACCGGAGCCATCATTGACCAGAGGCCGGTGAGCGTGATCCCGCCGGGTAATCAGTCGCCGCCTGCGCATATCGTGATCAGCTCGTTTTCCGTGGTTCAGCAAAATATCAGCGTCGAAACAATGCGCGTGAGCTGGGACCAGGCGCAGAACGCTATCGCCTATGAAGCGCAATGGCGCCGCAACGACGGTAACTGGGTTAACGTGCCGCGCAGCTCCACCACGTCATTCGACGTCCCGGGGATTTATGCCGGGCGCTACCTGGTGCGCGTGCGCGCAATCAATGCCGCAGAAATCTCGTCCGGATGGGGCTATTCAGAAGAGAAAACGCTGACGGGTAAAGTGGGCAACCCACCGAAGCCGGTTGGCTTCATCGCTTCTGAAAACGTGGTATTCGGTATCGAGCTGAACTGGGGATTCCCGGCGAATACCGACGACACGCTGAAGACGGAAATTCAGTACAGCCTGACCGGTACCGAAGACGATGCGATGCTGCTGGCCGATGTGCCTTACCCGCAGCGCAAATATCAGCAGATGGGCCTTAAGGCTGGACAGATTTTCTGGTACCGCGCGCAGCTGGTGGACCGCAGCGGCAACGAATCAGGGTACACAGCATGGGTGCGCGGGCAGGCCAGCATCGATGTTTCCGACATCACCGATGTGATCCTGGAAGAGATTAAAGACTCGGATACCTTCAAGGACCTGATCGAGAACGCGGTGGACAGCAACGAAAAAATTGCTGGCATGGCTGACGAAATCAAAAACCATGCCGACGAGCTAGAGCAGCAGGCGAAAGAAACCCAGGAGAACGCTGACGGGCTGGCGCAGGCCGAAGTGAAGATAGACGAGATTTCTGTGTCGGTGGACGGCATGACGGGAGGCGTGAAGAACTCGGCAATTGCGATAATCCAGGCCAACCTCGCTCAGGTGGCCACGCGTAAAACTCTGTCTGCTTCGGTCGCCGGTAACAGTGCGAATCTGGACCGCATTGATGAGGTTATCGTTAACGAGAAGGAGGCGACGGCGCGCTCGCTGCTAAGCCTACAGACGGACGTGAACGGCAACAAGGCATCTATCAACAACCTGAATCAGACGTTCTCGGATTACCAGCAGGCTATGGCCACGCAGGTAAACAGCATCACGGCGACCGTTAATGGCCACACTTCTGCGATCACCACCAATGCCGAGGCAATTGCCAACGTGAATGGCGACCTGAAGGCGATGTACAGCATCAAGGTCGGGTTATCCAGCAACGGCCAGTATTACGCCGCAGGGATGGGGATTGGCGTGGAGAATACGCCATCCGGGATGCAGTCGCAGGTTATCTTCCTGGCAGACCGCTTCGCGGTGACTCACCAGGCCGGAGCAACCGTTACGCTTCCGTTCGTTATTCAGAACGGGCAAACCATAATCCGGGATACGGTCATTGGTGACGGGACAATCGGCAACCTCAAAATCGGCAGCTACATCCAGTCTTCCACATGGGACGGCACCGGGAACGTTGGCTGGCACATCAACAAGTCAGGCTACGCGACGTTTAACAACGTGACCGTTCGCGGCTCGATTTACGCCACAAACGGTAATTTTTCTTTCAATGGCTCCGGCAACACAACGGTGATCAATGGCAACGGTTTAACCGTCAACATTCCTGGTGGTGGCCGGATTGTACTGGGGACATGGACATAAGATGCCGACAGGATTATTGATAGAACTTAATGACGGCGGAAAGCGTATGGAGATAACGGCGGGCCTGAGATGCCCGTCGTTTGGTGGCAGCTTTGACACTGGCTACCAGAAAGCAAAGTACGTGGACATCGCTGGTTATGTTTCCGGAGCGCAGGTGCTGTTTATACCGCATGCTACCGCCTATGTTGATTCAGGGCTGTGGCATAAAATGAATTCCGTCACAATCTCTGGTGGGAGGGTTACGCAAAATTCGAGGATGCAGGCGCTTGGTATAAGTGAGAGGGATAGTACCTATACCTTTCCCGGTAGTGTCTGGCAGATATTCCCGACAGGTCAGCGAAGTGGGGTCGGGCTGCTTATTGGTGACAGCACCGACTTCCTGGCGATCACCAACGCCACACAGTCAGGCCAGTGTATCTGGAAGGGTACCGTTAATGTTCCGACCGGGGGGTGGGCGGTTCCCACGATAGCAGGATATGACAAATCGAAGTATATCGTTTTCGGGCGCTGTAATAGCGGTAACACGATTGACTTCGACGGTAATACTGTGAGGTTCTTCAGCCCTCCGTCCACGAACGATGACGCTCCCGCAACCGGCACGATAGACATCGTTATTTTCGCCAGTGGCGTAGCGCCGCAGCCTGGTACCGGCCTCAATATTTTTAATGCTGCAGGA